GCAGATACTCCCAATACATCATCAAATACCATAGTTTTGTATTTACCTTTAAAACCTATACCTAATGGTTTATTACTATCTAAACCTAAAGCATCTGATATTTCATCTATAATAATTTGAGTTATACCTGGGTCAATACTTACACCAGTATCACCTGTAATTAAATCTATTGGGTCAGTGCTTTGGTCAACACCTTCTGTAACTTCTTCATCATACGCTACTATAAAATTCTTAATTAATCCCATTAACTTGTACCTATTCCATAATATGATATTTCTTCGTAGAACACCTCATCCCATACTACAGCAAACATAACATTTTGTTGAGCTAACTCTACACCTTTATAATACAAGAAATCTCTAATTTTTTGTGCATCTTCTGTATTTCCTGTAATGATATAATCTAAAGCATCTTGTCGCAGTGGCATATTCTTTGCTTTTTGTACACCTACAATAGCACTTTCTCTTATTGTAAAATATTGATTTATATATGGAGCTACTGGACTATTAGCAAAATCATTTTCTTTTGAAATCTCTTCTAGTAATCTAATTTCAATATCCCATTCTTGTGATGAAACTGTGTTATATCCTTCTAACTTAGACAACTCTCCTAAATCTCTACCATATGCAAGTGGGAACATTTCTCTTAGTTTTAAATCTATTTTTGCCATACTTAATTTCCACATATCATCAGTGTTTGTATAACCAAGTGTTTTTAATCTTTTGTTTTCTGCTTGTTTTAATGCTCTTTCTACAACTGAAGATGCGTACATAGCTGCTGAATAGAAAAACTCATCTCCTGTAAGTGGAGTAGTAACATTAAGATAATCTAAAGTATTGTATGAAGAATAGTCTATATCTCCTGTACCAAGACCTTCAAAATAATATAATATAACTCCACCATATTTTTTGTATTCTTCTGGATTATCTAAAACAAAATCATATTCTGGTTTAGTTACAGGTAGTTTACCTTCTTCACTTATTTTCTTACCTTGCTTAACTATTGCTGCTGATGTAAATGAATCTTCTAAATCATACTCACCTAATCCTAAAAACATTACTAATTGTTTTGTAGCTTCAAAATCTCCTGCTGCTGACCCCATGTAGTGTGAATAGTAACTTCTTAAATCTCTATAAAATCCCATAATGACTGATAACTCAACAAATGAGTTCCAAATCAAACCTGACTTCTCTTGCTCTACTCCATACCATTGTTGAAACATTACATCATCAACATCTACATTGTATAGAACACGAAGGTTTGGTGCATATGGATTGACAAATCTATCCCATGCTTTAAGTTGATATATGTTTTTAGCTATTTGTTGTGCATATGGTTCTAATTTTTCAAAGTCTTGTGCTATCTCTGGGTAAAGAACTGCTGCTATTTGTGTTCCTTCATTAACAGACCTTAACCATAAATCCTCATCAAAACCAAAACTCTTTGCATTCTCTCCAAAAATTGCACCTAATAAATTTCTTCCAACTGAAGGCATTGATTCATCTAACGCTTCTCCTAGAACAGTTGCACCTTTATTGTCAAATGGTAAACCAAACTGAAATATACTTCGCTCTAAAGCTCTTCTTAATTCTGGTTTGTTTCTTGTTAGGTAACCTACAGGTAAAGCTACTACTGGTCCTAATGGTGGGAATAAACCTCCACCTGCTACACCGAGTGCTGATATTGGAATACCTCTTTTAAGAATAACTCTTGAATCATCTATATCCATATCATCAGTCCAAGTTCCTCTACCTTCAGACTTAACATAATCTTCTAAAGGTGTACCACCAACAGGTAAAATTAAATACTTTTCTCCATACTTATCTTCATAAATAATATTTGTTTCTAATCCTCTTCTGTATATATTTGCAACTTGTGCTGCTGCTCTAGTATTTACTGCACCTAATGTTGCATATCTGCCTAAAACTTCTCGGTATGCTTCAAAGAATGGTAATGCTACACGATATGCTTCAGCTAAATATCCTCTTTCTAGTAAGTTATATAGCAATCTATTGTGTAATTCATATCCATATTCAGCAGCTCTTCTATCTAAATCATCATATGTCATTATTCTTTAAGGTTTGAACGAACACCATGCAAATCTAACATAGAGAAATAATCTATTTGTGTAAGTTTATTTAACTGTGGATTGTCTTTGCCACCAAACAAAGTAAATTTATTTGTACCATTAACTGTATTTAAGTTTCCTTGCATACCACTTCTAAATAACACATCATTACTATTAATAACTCCTCTTTTGTTTTTAACAATAGGTGCTATGCCTGTTTCTTTTATAAGTTGATTCCACTTTTTAATATCTTTTAAGAACTCTTCTCCATATTGTTTTAAATAATTTAATGCTGTATGTGTAGCAGTTCCTGTTGATTTTTTAGTTGTATTTAAAAATTGTGTAGATGAAGTATAGTTTTCTGGTATCAAATCACCAGCATCATCTATACTTACTAATTGTGATTTTCTTACTACACCAATTGCTTCTTGTTTTCCTGCTATTCCCACATACATAGCTTTTGCTATTTGTTGGTCTATTAATTTTTCTTCTGCTTTTAATGGTATTTTGATAGATACATCTAAATATACAATACCTTTACTTCTCCAAATGCCTAGTACATGTCCTTCTTGTGATAGTTTATTTTTGTTTTTTTCTATAAATAATTTTATTTTATCTGCTGTAAATTCTCCATTAGCAAAAACCATTTTATCTTCTAAACCTTTATATGGACTAACATATATTCCTTCAAGAAAATCTAAATCTTGTCCATCTGTAACAGATTTACTTAAATCAAAACTTCCACCTATCTCACCTTTGACTGCTTCTTCCCATATTTCATCTGCGTAAATTGTTCCAGATTTAATTTCTTTTTTAGGAAATGGTCTTGTTGTATCTAAGTCTAAAACTTTTTTAATAATTGATGGGTTTACTTCGTATTCTTTATGCTTACCTTTTATAAGATTGTCAGATATTTTATTAATATTAAATTTTTTATTGTTAATACCAAGGCGTTCAAGTATTTCATTGTATGACATGTTTGGATTATCTGCTAGTGCTTCTACAAAATCATCTACAATTTTATTAACTAATGTATCGTTTTCTAATTTAACAAACAAGTTATATTTTAATTTAGATATTTGTGATTCTGATAATCCACCATTTACTATTATTGATTCATCATGCAAAGATGCTGCATATGCAGATATTTTTGTATTGTTAGCACCACTTCTTACATTAGCTATTTCTTTAGGTGTAATATATGCTGCTCTTTCTGCATTCTGTAAATCTAAATCAAACACTATATCATCTGTAGATTTAGCACCTCTAAACAATCTTGCATCAAATAATCCTTCAGAGTTATAAAGAACTGTATCTATAGATTTATTATTAAACTTTAATGACACTGGAACATTAGCTTTTAATAATTTATCTAATTCATCTGGGGTTAATCTTGCTTGTTCTATGTTTTGTTTTGCAAGTTGTACAATATTCTCTGGTAAATTTATTGGACTACCTTTATCATAATGTTTTGCTAATAATTCAGCTAAACCTTCTTTAGTTGCAAATGGAATATTGTTTTCTAAAAAATAAAAGTATGCTTGTTTAAATGTAGGTATTCTTGACCACACAGCTTCTATTTGCCCTACTGCAAAGAACATACTGTCAAAAAATGCTGTAACAAAATTAGCTGCTTCTTTATTTACATTCTTAGATAAACCTGGCACAGATGTTGGCAATTCTTCATATACTGGTTGCATAAGTTTTTGTATTTCATTCTTAGCTTTATTTGCTTGTGTGCTTCTTAATATATTAAAATGTGTTAAATCTAAACCTGCAACGCTTTGATTTCCTATAACTTCTATTAAAGCATCACTACCACCAGTAAAACCATTAATTGTTTGTCTATACTGTGCAACTATGTTTGCTACATCTGATTCATCTTCTATAACTTTTACAATTTTAATACCACCATCTTTTTGGTTTCTTGCAATAATTCTTTTATTAAGAACAAGTAACTCTTCTGTCAAGGTTTGACTGTCTAATATTTTTGCAACCATCTCTTCATCAGTTAATCCTTCACGAAGCCACTTAGCTATTGAAGGCATTAATGGGTCATTAACTACTTGGGTAATCATAAAATCTACATATGATTCTATATATCTGTCTGTAGGCACAAATGGTAATACACTACCATCTTTTAGTTTTACATTTTTTGTTCCTTGTTTTAAAACTTCTTCCCATAAATCTGTAGGTCTTGTAAATTGAGAAGTAAACTTAGGGTCTCTAGCAAACATAGCCATAACTTCAGGTATAGAATATTCTTGTTTTCCTTCTTTAACTATGTTCATTACTCTACGCATAGACTTTGGTAACCACTGTGGACCTTTTTCTGATATTGTTCTAAATGGTCCTTTTAGTCCTGTATATACATCAATACCTAATCCTTTTGCTAAATAACCTTCTGGGTCATTTGCCAATAATTTTAATAAACCAACTGGATTTCTAAACACAGAATCCAACCCTAATGTTGACATTCTTAACTGACCATCAAGCATAACTTTTAATGGGAACGATAACCTAAATAATAATTGTAATGGCATCCATCCTCTTGACACTAATGTAAACAAACCTGATTCAGCTAATCCTATACCAGTTTCTAATCCTTTATAAAAACTTGATGGGTCTTTAAAATCTTTAAAAGCATTTGCAGTTACTTGTCCTAATGGTGTATCAGGGTCAAAAAATGTTCCTTTAATACCATCATCATGTGCTTTTCTAATTATATCTATACTATCATCTACAGTTTTTGAACCTGCCCATACATTTCTTAACTTTCTTTTCAACCCTGTATATCTAAGAGTTTGTCTTAGATTAGGAACAGCTATTGACATATCTCTTGTTTGGCTAATTAAAGATATAAACTTATCTGAAAATTTTATTAAATCTTCTTCATTAGCAAACAAACTACCAAATGTTTTTTTTACTAATACATTTACAAAATCTGGGTCTCTAAATTTATTTAAAATACTAGCATTATACATACCAGCTTCTACACCGAACCCTCTAACTTCATCTATGTTCTTTTGAAAAAAACTTGCTATTTCATCATCTGCTAAACCAAATATAGATTTAAGCTGTATAGCAGCTTCAACTTGAAGTAAATCATCATAATATATTTTTTGTGCAAGTGCTTGGTCGTTATTTTGTACAGCTTTAACAAATTGTCTTAAATATTTTTCTATAATTGGGTCAGGTATAGAAAACATATTACCTACTTTGTAAAATGTATCTGCTGCTTGTGTAGGGTTAGATAAATCTCCCCATGGCATAGAAGGTAATCTTCTATCTCTACCTGCAAATATATCTAAAAAGCTACCTGTCCTTGATGCAACTGATTTATTAAAAATTTCATCAGGTTTACCTTTCATTAGCTCTGCAATATTATCTATCCAAGCATCATCTAATACTTTAGGTTGTAGTGCATATTGTATTGCATTACCTACAGTTTGACCACCAACAGGTATTTTACTTCCTGGTATAGTTCTTGCACCTGCTCTAACATCTGCAACAAACCCTGATGTAATACCTTGTTTTAATATTTCGTATGCGTTTGTAGGATTTTCTACAAGTCTTAATGCAAACTCTGGGTGCATACCATTTTCAATCATGGTTAATAATGCTGGTGCATCAGGAGATTCTTCCATTAATGTTTTAAATTTACTAGACCAACCTACTAAAGCATCATCATTTTTGCTCCACCATTCTGCAACTTCCATACCACCATCAATAACTTCTTCTTGATATTTTTTTCCTAGACCAGCTAAAACATCATCTAAATTTTGACTTTTACCAGCAATACCTACACCTTTACTTGCCATAACAAATGGGTCTAATTTATACATAGTTAAAAAATTTACAATGCCTGATAAAACTCTACCAGCACCTTTTTTGTTTGGGTTAAATGCTAAATCTGAAAACAATTCGTTAGCTTTTGTTTCTACTTCTTCTAACAAATCTTTTGTTTCATCTTCATCAATTAAACCTTCTGCTGCTGCTGTTCTAATAGTAAAAATTAAATCTTCGTACTGTTGATTAATGTCATCTGCTAATGCGTATTTAGGAGAATATTTATTTTCCATACTTCCTAAAAACAACATTCTATAGTAATCACCTACATTTGCAGTAACTCCTTGTTCATATAATCCTTCTCTACTTTGTACTGCATCTTCTAATATTTGATTTCTATTAAAAAATTGTGGCATATTTACTTGTTTCCCAAATACTTCTGTAATAGGTATGCCTTGTTCTTGTAATGGTGCAGCAACTAAATCATTAACTGTTCTGTAATATAACTCTGCTTTTTCATTTGCTGTTAATGGTCTTTTAACTCCATTAGTTATTATTTTTAAATTTTTATCATATACATCAGGTGCTGCTTCTATTAACGCTGCTAAGTTAGTTTTATTATCTTCTAATAACTTATTATAATCTACGCCAATTTCTCCAAGATATTCTAAAGCTCCTTGACTAGGAGTAAATCTTATAAAATCATTTTTAATTCCTGGATTATTAACATAGTTACCTTCAATTATTTCTTGTGCTGATGCACCAACTATAGCTCCAGCAAATGCACCTAATGGTCCACCAATTATACCTCCACCAACTGCACCAACAGTTCCTGATAACCCACCACCTTTAACAAATGATTCTAAACCTGCTCTTACTTTTATAGTCCATGGTAATTTTTTTTGTGGTTCTGTTTGACCTGGATAATATCTATAACTTCTAAATCCTGAAGTGTCTCCTCTTTCTTTTAATAATCTATCTGCTGCTGCTTCGTATTCTATTCCAAACTGTGGACCAAATATTCCTTGAAAAGCATAAAATGGAGCTTCTAAAACTGTTATTAAACCATTCCAAACTGTACTACCAAAATTAGTTCCAGGATATTTTTCATTTAAAGATTTACTTATTGTTGAAGCTGCTCTTAAAGCATTGTAATCTTTTGCTTTTGACAATACTGATTTTACAAAAGATGTATGTTCGTTCTGTTCTACAGTATTAAATCTTTCATATTTTCTAAAATTATTATTGTTTGTTGTTTTCCATATTTCGTAATAATCTCTATTAGATGCACCTTCATTTGCTAATGCAGCAATTAATGTTTCTTCTTCTCTAGGATTAAATTGTTCTAATTCATAATATCTTTTTGAAAGAGCATCAGTGTCCATACTAAGTTTTTCATTATTTTCAAATTGTTTTTTAGCTTCAGCTTCTGCTTTAGATTTAAACCAATCTTCACTCCAGTTAGTGAAAAAACTCATAGCAACCTATTTTTAATTGCTCTATGTGGATATTTTTCTAAAATAATATTTCTTAATGTATCAACTTTATTTGCTGAAGCATTAAATAATTGTGGCATATCTGATATTTGATTACCTGGTTCACCTGGTATTTGTGTAGGAGAATTAAATAAATCATCACCCATTTGTACTGGTAAGTTAGCTACATTAGGCATACCACCTGTAGCAACTACTTCTTGTGCAACTGGTCCACCAACTGCATCTATTTGACTTTGTATATTTGCTGTTTGTCTAAAAGGGTCTCCTTCAGCTCTTGGTGGTGCAACTATATCTGCATACGCACCATCAACTTTCATGTCTGTACTTTTTTTTAATACACTAGGTTTTCTTACCATTTTTCATAATCTCCTGGATTTTCTATTTCAAACCCTAAACTTATACTAATCCATACACCAGGTATAGGTGTTGGTAATATCATATTCCCTAATGGAACATCTTGTTGTGAAATAAAATCTCTATATATTACTGGGTCATTATTAGGAACTACATCATCCCAATCTTCTTGATTAATTATGTCGTAAAATAATTTATTAATATCAGACAACTGGACCACCACCTGTTAAACCAGCTAATACACTAGCTATGTCTGGTTCAGGTCCTGGACCTTGTGGCATACCTGGCATACCACCCATTTGTTGTTGTGCTAACATCATTTCTTCTGGTGTCATTTCTGGTTCTTCAGGGGTATAGAACTTGTCTAGTATATCAGTTATATTTTGTGGATTTTTTCTAATCTCTACTGCTGCCATAGTTGCTTTAGGGTCTCCCTGTGCAGCTTGTGCCATCAGCGATTCAAACAAAACTGTTTCGGCTTTTTCAGCAGATATTCTTTGTTGTATTTTAGTGATGTTATCTAATCCATCCATATTCTCTTGTAGAGTTTGTGTATCTATAATACCCTGTTGTTTTAATTGCAATCCTGTAATAATTTTTTGTGGCTCATCAAATCCTGCCATAACTCCATAGACTCTTCTAGTTTCATATACTTCTGATATATCAGTGTCTGGAGAATAAGTTTCTTTAAATGCAGTTCCTTTATGCCTACCAGCAATAGGTTTACGCACTTTACCAAACATCAATTCATCATACTCTAATCGTTTAGCATCCATTTCTTGTAATGCTTCTTTTAGTATTGTTTGATATTCTCTAACATGTAATGATGCAGATTGTCCTAGTTCTTCTAGTCCTCTACCAGTAACAAATGCGTTAGGAGATTGTCCATCATCAGATACAGGATAAGCTGCACCAAGTCGCAAGTGTCGTTCAAGTCTATCTACTTGTTGAAATAATTGGTATGGTAGATTATTGACTGGCTTAGACACTTGCGAACCAGGTGTCAAATAGT